ATGACGACACGCACCACCGGTCCACTGCGGGCCGCGATCTACTGCCGTATCAGCCTCGCCCGCTTCGGCGACACGGTGAAGGTGGACGATCAGGAGCGCCTGTGCAGAGAACTTGCTGGCCAGCGCGGGTGGACGGTCCAGCCCCGGCACGTCTACAAGGACAACTCCATGTCGGCATGGCGACGGAGCCGGCGGCGGCATGGATGGGACGCGATGCTCACCGCGATCGAGGCCGGCGAAGTGGATGCGATCGTGGTGTACCACGGTGACCGGCTGATCCGGCAGCCGTGGGACCTCGAACTGCTGCTCCGGATCGCCGACGAGAAGCGGCTGCGGCTCGCATCCGTGGCTGGTGACCGAAACCTCGACAACCCCGACGACCGGTACATCCTCCGAATTGAAGCTGCCGGTAACTGCCGGGAGAGCGACAACACGTCACGCCGCTTGAAGAGGCATTTCGTGCGGCTGGAAGAGCAGGGCAGGTGCCGTTTAGGCGGTCGCGGTGGTCGTGCGTTCGGGTTCGAGCCAGACGGCATGACCATCCGGCAGTCCGACGCCGACATGCTCCGGGAGGTTGCTGACCGGATCCTCACCGGGGAGGCGGTCGGGGAGATCTGCCGTGACCTGAACAGGCGCGGGTTTCGCACCACCACGGATGGCGAGTGGGACCACGGGGCGCTCAAGAAGCTAATGCTGCGGCCCCGGCTGGCGGGGTTGCTGGCACGGCATGGGCGGATCGTCGGCCCCGCTGCGTGGCCGGCGATCCTGGACCGGGACACGTGGGAGGCAGTGCGCGCGACCCTGGAGCGGAAGGCAGCGGCGTTCCTCCCGTACACCACGAACGCGCGGAAGTACCTGCTGACCTCAATCGCGGAATGCGGGTCGTGCGGTGAGCCCCTGCCGATGAAACAGAGCAAGCACGGGTCCGGGTACCTGTGCGTAAACCTGGAATGCCCCCGGCGGGTAAGCCGGTCGCAGCACCACCTGGACGAGTACGTGGCCGGCGCGTGCGTGGAACTACTGAACGACCGAGGGCTGGTCGACCGGCTGGCGCGTGACCCTGACTCGGGAGAGAACGTCGGCGCGCAGATCATCGCGTTGGAGGCGCGGCGCAAAGGCCTGCTCGACGTATTCGACAGTTCGCCGCTGATGACACCCGCCGAGTTGGCGAAGCGGCTGGAGAGCATCGACGCGCAGGTGACCGAGCTGCGCTCGCGGCAGCTCGGGTCGACCCGGGCGGCGGTACTCGCGCCCCGTCTCGGCATCACCCGCGAGCAGTGGGAAGACCTACCACTGTCCACCCGGCGGACCATCGTCCAGCATCTGATGCGGGTCCGGGTGCTCCCCGGACGGAAAGGCCCGGGGTTCGATCCCCGTACAGTCGATCTGGTCCCCATCGACTAGGCCGCGTCACCGAGCACTGGGAGGTCTGGGAGGCTGGGGAGGATGCCGGCCGGGCTGCTCGGTGATGTGCTCGGTGATGTGCTCGGCGGGGTGCTCGGTAAGGATGACGGGGGCGGGTTCAGGGACGGCGTGCCACTGGACGGCTGGCGGTTTGTGGAGGGTTGCAGGGGTGCCCGCTCCGGGGTCGTTATGGGCGCGTCCATATTGTCCGGGCGCTGGTGGATGGCGTGGGAGCGGGGCGGACCGGGGACCGGTGCTGGCCGTTCGGCCACTCTCGGTGGTCCGGTCCGGGTCGGGTCGGTCCCGTCACCGCGCAGCGCCACGGCTGCCCCGACGACGGTCGCCAGGGCGAGCGCCACGACGATCCACGCGAGCCGCCGCCACGGCACGGTGGTGGTGGCTCGCGGGGGCTGTGGCTCGGTCGCCGATGTCCGGCATGGAGGGATGAGTCGCGTCCCGTCGCTGGCTGCCAGCCGTAGGTGTGGCGGTCGTGCTGGCCGGATCGCTGGCGGTCCATCGCGGGTGGCCTGTTCCCATGCGTCGGCGTACCCCTTCCAATACCCTGAGTAGTAGTCAGATTGCGTTTCGTGCCACGTCGGCGTGGCCGACCGCCGCTTCATGCCCCTGCCCCCCTGCGCGCAGGCCCCCCGGCCGTGCTGTGATCCCGTTGTGACCCCTAGTATTCGGGGTCTACACCCACCTGGTTGAATGCGCAACCTCCACTTCGGAGTGTCACCCCGATGCGAACGGTCGCCGTTGAAGCTGTCTACTGTGCTGTCACGGTGCGTTACTACGCGCCCTGTCCGCGCGCACCCTTCGCCTTGCGCTGGTGCTGCCAGACGAGGTAATCCCGCCACTCCAACTTGATGTCGTGCGGCACACGCGGATCGCGGAGAATTTCGAGGATCTCGGCTTCGGTTGGCGTGTACTGCGGTGGTGGCGGGACCGGCGGCAGGCCAGCTTCCTCGCGGGTGAGAAACCCCAATGCGATGACGGCCTCCCTGGGATCGATGCCCAGCGCCTGGCACACCGAGCGCACCTGGTCGGGACGCGGGGAGCCAACGTCACCCGCCTCCCACCGCTTGATAGTCGCCCGGCTCACCCCTGATTCGTAAACAAGCTGCTCTTGAGTCATGCGCGCACGCGCCCGAGCCTCTCTGATGAGGGCCGCGAACGCGGCACCCGGCGCATCGTCAGGGCTCACGCCTGGAAGGTACCTGACCTGCGAAGACACACGATGGCTCAAGAATGAGCCGGTTCGAGTTCGACCCAAGGGTACGTGACCTGCTGGCCTGTTGTCTCCCGGCCTACTTGTCGGGCTCATAAATGAGACCGTAGCGCACAACCTCTACGAAAGAAATCCCCAGATGTGCTTGACGGGTCCACATGTGAGCCTTACGTTTGGCTCATGACCGGACCCGACCAGACACGTCAGCTCATAGATGAGCCGCGCTACCGGCTTCGCCGTGAGGTGTTCGACGCGCTGGCGGCTCAAAAGCAGGCACCCACAATTAACAGTCAGGTCACCCTGACTGGAGTGCCTCGCGCGTCGCTGGTGCGGATACGTGGGGGCGAGACCCCCAGCATGCGGAACGCGGGACGGATTGCGTCGGCGCTTGGGGTTGAGATCCACGTGCTTTTCGAGCGGGTGGCCGACCGATGAGCCGCCGCCTGTACACCCCGGAAGACATCGCGGCCGCCGGTGCTAAGGCCGTGAAGGGATGGACTCTTAGCGACGGGCAGCGCGACCGGCTCACGGTGCTGCTCGCCCCGTACGTCGGCCGGTCCGCGAAACCGACCGCGCCCGGCACGCCCATACAGAAGCCCAACGGGCCGACCGGTCCGCCGCCCCGGCCGACCGTCGGTGTGGCATGAGTTTCGAGGTTGCGTCGTTGCGCGGCGCGCATGGTGTACAGCCGTTGCCGTCGACGGTGGCAACGGCAGAGGCGCGGGCGGAGCGGATCCGGCTCGGGATCATTGGGTTCGCGCATCTGCTCAAAGACGTTGCTGACGCTCATCACCAGCGCGACTGGGTGACGTTGAGGTACGCGTCGTGGGATGCGTACGTGGCTGCTGAGTTCAATCCCGAGCGGGTCCAGCTGCCGCGCGAGTTGCGTGAGCGTGCGGTGTCGGAGCTGCGGGTGGCGGGGTTGTCGACCAGGGCAATCGCGTCTGCGCTCGGTGTTGGGGATGCGACGGTTCGCCGTGATCTGGCAGGTGCGTCATATGACGCACCTGCGGAGATCACCGGTGCGGATGGGAAGCAGTACCCAGCTGCCCGTCCGGCGAAGCGCTCCGACCTGAATCAGGAGCGTGTGGAGTCCGCGCGGCTGGCGGTGGACCGGGGCAGGGAATGGTCGCTGCGGATCGATGGTGAGGTGCCGGTCGGGTGTGGTGCCGAGTCGCGTGATGAAGCGGTCGCGTGGGCGAACGGGTTCCTGACTGAGCAGGGGTTTGTCTGTCCGGACTCGTGGGAGGCCGTGGACGGGTCTAGCGAACTGCTGCGGGCTATCTACAACGACCGCCAGGTGGTCGAGGGTTCCGCCGATGCGTCGGCGTCGGATGGCAGTGCCGAAGACGAAGCCCCTGAAGGCATCGGGTTCTGTGGGTGTGGTGCCCAACTGCCGGTGAACTCTGTGCAGGCCGGTGCCACGGCGTGTGAGGTGTGCGAGCCGGATGCGCCGTCGCCGACTAGGTACGAGCCGGTGTCGTGTGAGGTGGACGGGTGCGAGGCGGGCCTGGCCGCGGATGAGGTGGAGGCCGGGTACACCCGGTGCGGTGACTGTGACCCGGAAGGGGATCACGTCGCGGCCGATGAGGGAACCTGCAAGGGCTGCCTCAAGACGGATCCGGCGTACCGGGCGGCTGTCGTTGCAGCGGTTGCTCCGGAGTTCGTGCGTCCCGCTCCGGAGCGGGACGCTGAAGACCAGGCAGGTCCGGATGACCTGTCGGCGGGGATGCCAATCCCCGGGGGTCAGCTGGGTTCCGCCAGTTCCGGGCGCGTGCCAGCCCCGGCTGACCCCGTAGACCACCCGAGCCCTGTTGCTTCCTCGGGCTCGGTAGGGCAGGCCGGGCCGGACGCCCGGTCTGCGGGGTCGCCGATCCCAACAGTGGTGCTCGCTACAGGCGACCCCACGGGCAGCGCCCAGGCAGATCCGGATGGTCTGTCTGATGGCTCACCGGTGCCACCCCCAGGACCGGTGGGCCTGCCGTCCGCAGTGGACCCGACCACGGCTTCCCCCCAGCCCGGGTCCGCTGCGGCGGCGGCGGCGCACACCACTACCGCGACTGACGAGCGCACGCAGTCGGACGGGTCTGCCGGTGCTGACGTGGTGTTCCTGCGGGAGATCTCGATCGTCGCTGCGGCGTTGCATCGCCGCCGGCACTACGGCCGCCTGGTGGAGGCGGCGCGGTGCTCGGAGTGCGCGGCGGATGCCCGGGTGGCGGTGCGTGATCTCGCTGATGCCGGCTGCCTGGCGGCTGGCCCCTGAGTCCCCGGGCCCCGCCGTGAGCGTAGGCCAGCGGCGGGACCCGGTCCCACTCACATACAAGCGGGTCCCGGAACGGTGCCGAAACCTCCCGGGACCCACCCAAAACAGATCCGGACGAAAACGGATCGGGAGGGATTCTACCGATGTCACTGACGAAACAGCGAACCGCGACTGCGGTGCTGCGGGTGGATGTGGGGTCGCTGATCGACCGGGAGACCGGCGTGAGGCTGGCCGGGCTGGCCGCGGGCATGTGGGCGGCCGCTTTGGAGGCCGGGTTCGTGTACTCGGCGTGGCTGTTCAGGGCGGTGATGCTGGTCCCGAACCGGCAGCCGCTCGCCGCGGGGGACGTGTTCGGCGCGGTCACTGACGCGGTGATCGCGGTGACCGGGCAGGCCCGGCCGGTGGCGGCGCTGATGGCCAGGCCGGCGCACGACACGGTGACCGCGTTGGTCCGTGGCCGGGTGTCGTGGGTGGCCAGCCACCCGGATCCGGTTGGCGAGTACGTCCGGTACCTGTCGCCGTCTGCGGTGATGGGGTTGCTGCTGTCCGCCGGGATCCGCGCTACCCGTCAGGTTGGTGGTGCCCGATGACCGCCACTGACTCGACAATCCCGGCCGACGTCGACCAGGTCGACGAGGCCGACGCCGACGAGGCTTCGGAAACCACCACCGCCGCGCCTGTTCGTGTGGATGTCGACGCGGTGATCGCCTTGGTGCTGGAAGCGGTCGCGTTGCCGTATCCGGCGACGGTTGGGGACAGCGCGGCGTACGACGACTTGTTGCGGCATCGGGTGATGCACCTGGTGCAGACGTTGCCGCATCTGACCACGACCGCGGCCGCAGCGCACCCGAGTCCGGACATCGCCGCCGAGCAGGCGCGGTGGCACGTCGATTACCTGCGGGCCCGGCTGGCTGAGTTGCCGGTCACGTACACCACTGTGGCTGACGCGACCTCGGCGCCAGAGGCAGACCGTGAGGCCGTTGTCGAGTTCGTCGACGCGGCCGACCAGGTGGCCGCGGATCTGCGTGCCGCTGCCAGCGTGGTCCGGGAGCGGGGGCTGGCCCGGGGCGCGTTGTGTGACAAGGACGGCCGGGTGTGCCTGATCGGCGCGATCCGGGTCGCGGTGACCGGGTCCCCGGCCACGACGCAGGCCGACCACGACACGGCCACGGCAGCCCGGCTGTTCCGGGCTGAGACCGCGGTCGACGAGTACCTGGCCGACCTGGCGCCGGGCCCGAACTGCGGCGGGCGGCCGGGTGTGTGGACCGCGGCGAGCTGGAACGACCGGGCCGCGGGCACGGCCGAGCAGGCTGCCGAGCTCCTGGAAACCGTGGCCGCGGGCCTCGCTGCCGGAACGGAGGCGACCCGGTGACCGCCACGACGACGCGGCTGGGACGCCACGCGGCACGGGAACGCAACTGGCCGGCGACCGGTCCGCAGTTGCTCGCGGACGCGGCCCGGTACGCGACCGGCGCTGCCCGGGACCGGGACATGACCGCCAGGCGGGCGGTGCTCGCGGTGTTGCTCGGCGTCGACGACGACCGGCACATCGAATGCCTGACGGTGACGCAGGGGTGGTTCGACCGGGTCCACGGCTACGAGTCGTGGGCCGAGATGACCGGGGAGGACGCCGCAACCACGCTGGCCCGGATCGCCCGGGACCTGGAAGTCGCGCTCGAGCGCGCCGATGGGGACGCCCCGATCGGCGGCCGCGCGCTGATGCGTGACCGACTCACCCAGACCGAACTGCTCGACCTGGAGACCGAACTGGCGATCGGAGGTGGTCCCCGGTGAGCTACCTGATCGACCAGGTGGCCGGTCTGGTGATCGACCACACCGAGCTGGCGGCGTTCGCGCCGATGGCGGTGCTGGTGGTCTCGGCCGCGGCGGCCGCAGCGGCGATGTTCGCGCCGTGGAGGTGGGACCGGTGATCGGGATCGTGATTGCGGTCGTGCTCTCCCTGGTGGTGGGCGTGGTGGTCGCGTTGGTGGTGTACGTGGTCCAGGCCGACCGCCGCGCCCGGTACGCGGCCCTGCACGCCTGGGCGCCGGCGCATTTGCGGGACCGGCGGGCTGACCTTATTGACGTCGACGACCTGAACGACCTACGGCGCAGGCAGGTGGCCGAGGCGACCCGTGGCCACCGCGACCAGGTGCCGGGCCGGGAACGGCGGATAGCGGGCGGGGGTGAGCGTGGTGTTCGCAGTGCCTAGTCCGATGCCGTCGCCGTCGCCGGTCCCGTACACCGGGGACGGTCCCGGCTGGTGGTTGTTGGTCGTGGTGCTCGCCGTGGTGGCGGTCGCGGTCGTGCCGTGGTTCTGGCCGCATGTCCGCGCCACCCGGGATCTGGATTCGCGCACACGCCTGCCGGGTGCGGGAGATAGGGCGGGGGCGGCTTTCGGGTCGGGCCCCGCCCACACCCCCGCTCCGGAGCACGACGCCGCGGATCCGCTGGCCGACCCGTGCGGCGAGGCCGACCTGGCCGACGACGTGTTGGCGGCGCACGCGGTCTCACCGGAGACAGGGCGGCCGTTCCCGACGTGGGACGACGTGGTCGACGCGGTGAAGGCGTCCAAACAGGCGCCGGTCGACCCGGATGGGTTGCTCGCCGCGGCGGTGGAGATCGGGCTGCGTGCCGGCCAGCCGCGGCGGGTCCTTCTCGGGTGGACCGATCTGGCGGCCGGTGTGTACGCGCCGGGCGCGTACGGCCCGGTGCGGCACGGCTCGGCGAACGGGGGCGGGATGCACGCCACGTGCCGGGATGCGGCCGGCCGGGCTGACCTGCGGTGGGTGTGCGTGTGGTGCCGGCCGCGGGTGGCCGAGGAGGTGACGTTCTGGTGAGCAGCGTGGAGTACACGGCACCGGTGCTGCTGGATCCGACCGCTGGTGAGTGGTTGCGGGAGATGGCGTATGCGGCTGCCTTGGCCAAGGTGCACTTGGACCAGGCAGAGCTCGCGGTCCGTACGACCGGTTTCCTGCCGTATGCCGCGCCGCAGGGCGGGGATCTCGACCTGGCGACGTGCCGGCCGACCGCTGCGGTCACCTTCCGGCACCAGCAGGCGGTGCACAAGGCCGAGCGGGCGGCGGCGGCCACGTACCGGGAGGTGGTCGGCTGGTACGCCCAGTCGGCTGCCCTGGCCCTGGAAGGCGTGCTGGCCGGCCGTGCCGTGACCGCTGGAGAGCTGGAAGCGCGGACGCTGCTGCGGATCCTGGTCGGCGACCGCCCGGCCAGCGACGGGGACGTGTGGCCCGACCGGTACCGCCCGCCGTTGCGGACCCCGGACGTGTTGGCCACTGGTCATGAGGACCTGGACCGGCCGGTCCGGGAAGCGTACGAACCTCTGGCTGCGGCGTACCGGGCCGAGGACCTGGCTGCCGTCGAGGCCGACTTCGAGTCTCGACCGGACGGGTACATCGCCGACTGGGAGGCCGGGCGGGCATCCGATGCGGCTGAGCGGGCCCGTCCGGTGTGGATCCTGCTGCACACCTGGGCTGAGGCTCTGTCGTTCGCGGCCGCGTACGGCCGGTCCCCGGCCCGCGGCCACGGAGGGGTGTAGCCGTGGCCCGTGCGAAGCACAACCCGCCCAGTCGCGGCGAACCGTCGCCGCGGCTGGGTGTGCTGTGGCGCGACGTGGACGAGTCCGGGGTGTCGGGTACCGGGCTGGTGGCGTGGCTGGTGGTGTGGCCGGATGGCACCGCGGTGATGCGCTGGTGCGCGCAGGGTATGGCCGGGTCCACCGCGGTGTACGCGTCGATCGGGGATCTGGAACGGATCCACGGGCACGGCGGCCGTACGAAGGTGCGGTGGCTGCCGCGCCTGGACGCGACCAGGCTGCTGGCCGACACCGGCAGCGCACGCGTCGCGGTCGAGTCCTACGAGCGGCGCCTGGCCGCAGCGGCCGGGCAACCCGGCCGCCTCGATTGGGTGTCGGCGGCCGCGGCCGCCGCGGCGTACGTGCCGCAGCTGGTCGCCGCATACGAGGGTGTCGCGGCTGAGGTGGCCTGCGCCCGCGCGGACCGGGACCGGCTCGCCGGCGAGCTCGCCGAGGCCCGGGAACGGCTGCACCAGGTGGTCACCGAAGCCGAGCAGCGCGAGGCCCGGCTGCGGGCTGAGTTGGACGCGGCGTACAGCGCGCTGGAGGCCACCGCGGACGCCACCCCGACCGTGCCGGTTGGTGGTGGCTGATGTGGGCCGCGCGAAGGCCAGACGCGTACGGCGGACTCACGTGTTCGCCGAGGCCCCCGAATACGGCGCCGATCACCGCGGCGTCACCTACTGCCGGTGCGGCCGGCCCCGCACCAACGACGTCCACCGCACGCCGGCGGCGGCGTGGCCACGAGTCGACGACGACGCCGCCCAGCTGTCCCGGCGGATCCTCGGCGAACGGGAGGACTGATGGATGACCAGCGGCGTGACCTCCGCGACTGCGACGCGTGCGGGGCGACGATGCGGTTCGTCCGGACCACCAAAGGCGAGGTGATGCCGGTCAACCCGAAACCGGATCCGGCGGGCAACGTGCGGCTCCGCGCTGCGGCCGGTGGTGGGTGGCTGGCCGAGGTGATGACCAAAGACCAACTCGCCACCTACACCGGCCCCCGGTACAAGCCGCATTTCGCCACGTGCCCGGCCGCGAAGGAGTTCAGCCGCAAACGCCGCCGCGGCGGCACACCACCACCCGGAAGGACGACCAGGTGACCGAGTACTACGCGCTGCCGCACCCGGACGCCGGCGACGTCACGTACTGGCGACGCGGCGGCGACGACCTGGTCAGACCCTGGCCGCGTCCTGGCCGTGCTCTGGCCACTGCGGAGGTCACCAACGCGATCGACGCCGACCGCACCACAGCGCAGGCCCGGTTCGCCGCGCTCACCGACCGGTGCAGCTGGTGCGGCCGGAAACTCACCGACCCCGCCTCGAAAGCCCGCGGCGTCGGGCCGGTCTGCGCCGCCGACCTCGGCGAGGAAATGGTCACCGCCCTGACCCGCGCGGTGGCCACCGCCCACACGACACCAGCAGGAGACGAAGCATGACCGAAGACCCCTACCCCGGCCGCCCGAAGGTGCAGGGCCATTGCCCAGCCTGCGGCCGTTCTTCGCTGTTCCTCGGTGCGGGCGGGCGTGTCACCTGCGCCATATTGACCTGCCCGCGTCCGTCCGCCGTCGATGAGATCCTCGCCGACCGGGAAGTCGAACACGTCGTCGAGCTCACCGGAACGGGGTTTACTGTCCGGCACCCGCTGCGCGAACGCCTCGACGACGCGTTGATGGACTGCGACCTGCACACCCGCATCGCGGCGTCGGCGGGCCCGCCCGTCACGCCCGGCCGGTACCGGGTGCGTGTCCCCGGCGTCGGGGGCTGGGTGTGGGAACCCGCCGCTCGGTGGGAACCGGACACGGACGAGACACCCCCATCCGCAACTGTCGAGTGGGTGGTTGGTGTCCGGTTCACGGAATGGCAGCGGCACGTGTTCGTCCAGGCCATGCGGATCCGCGCGGCGTTCCTGGGCGCGGCCGCCGCGCGCCGGGGCGGTGGCGGCCGTGGGTAGCGGCGAGATCGTGGTGCTGTCCGACATCGTGCCGGACGGCTCGTATGTGGTGACGCTTCAGATCACCAAAGACCGGGCGGTCACCCTCGACCGCCACCAGGCGGTGCAGTACGCCCTCGGCGTCGTGGCGGCAGCCGAGGCCGCCGACCACGACGCCGCAGTGTTCCGGCAGGCAAAGGCGATGAACGCGGACGAGAGCGTCGCGGCGAGTCTGGTGCTCGGACTACGCGACCAGCGATCTACTCCGGACGAGGCCACCGCGCCGCTGCGGTTCGCGCCGATCATCAACGCGAAACGACGCCCGATCGTGCAGATCACCCTGGACGGCCAACCGTTCGGGAGCCTCACCCCGACCGACGCTCGCAGTCACGGACTCGACGTGCTGCGGATGGTCGCCGTGGCCGAGCTCGACGAGTCGTTCACCTGCCCGCACACCGCCGCGGCGTGGGCGCTGTTCGCGGCCGGGCTGCTCGCCCCGGACCACCAGCCTGCCGTCCCGGGCCTGGACGGGGGTTGAGCCGGTGCGGCGGGGGGCAGGGCCGGACCAGCCGGGCGGGCCTGCGGGTGCGTCGCCGGCGCCGGTGGTACGCCGCCGGGGCATCTGGGTGGCCGCGACGGCGGCGTTGGGCCGGGACGTGCCGATGACGGCGCCGTACCCGCACGTGTGTCACTTCCAGGCACCGGGTGCGATGACCAGCCGGGTCGTGACCTTTGAGCGCAAGGAATGCGGTGCGTGCGGTGACCTCCAATCGGCCCGGATAGCCGCACGCGCCGCGAAGGCGGCCGCCGAGCCGCCGGCGGATCCGGGCGGTGGTGTCCCGTGACGATTCGCCACCTGGTGGTGGTGATGCCCTGCTGGGCGGCACCAGCGCCCCCGACCGCCTCGACGGTTGGGGGCGCTTGATGCCGTACGCGTTGGTCAGCGACACCCTCGGCCGTGACCCTCGGTGGGCTGCGCTCGCCGGGGGTCGCCGCGCGTTGCGGGACGCGCTCGGGTTCGCGTACCTGCGGATGCTGTGTGAGACCGCCAGCCACACCCATGACGGGTACCTGACCCGTGACCAGGCCCTCGCGTGCTGCGACGGCCGGGCCGACCTGTTGCAGATGTTGTGCACCCCGACGTTGGGTGAGAAACCGTTCCTGCACCAGCCGGGCGAGGCCTGCGCCGAACGCAACTGCCTCGACGATTCGGGCCCGTGGACGGCCGGGTTCGACTACCGGATCTGCGGGTTCCTCAAACGCAACCCGTCCCGCGGCGAGTACAAACGCAACCAGGCCCAGAAAGCCGACAGCCGTGACACCAGGCTCAAGGCCCACGTGTACGAGCGGGACGGCGGATGCTGCCGCTACTGCCGTTCAGGGCCGCTCAAAAAGCGGGGCATGGCCCGCGCTCGGGACCGCCGCCGCGTGTTGCAGTACGACCACGTCGACCCGGACCGGGCCGCCGGCCCCGACGGCGGCAACTACGTCGTCGCGTGCGCCCGATGCAACGAACACAAAGGACACCGCACCCCGGACGAGGCCGGGATGGTGCTGCTGCCCGAACCCACCCCCGACCAACGTGCCGAGTGGGAACAGCTCGGCGAGCAGCTGCACGACCTCCCCGACAACCCACACGACAACCAACCGACTAACGACACGACAACCCACACGACTAACGACACGGCGTTAGTCCCGTCGATAGTCCCCGCGACCAGTCCCGACACCGCAACGACGGGACAACCCTGCCCGCAAACCGGCGACAACCAGCAACAACAACCAGCAGACCAACAGTCCGGAGGGTCCGGGTCGGGTCGGGTCGGCCCCCCGGCTCTTGTCAGCAGTGACCCCCAGGCATCCCAACCCTCCAGGTCACCCGAAGCCCCGGACATCTACCACCACAGATCCAGAGCCAGCCCCACCGCCAGAGCCTCGCCAACAACCACCACCGCAACCACAGATCACCAGTGAAAAGAGGAAGCCATGCCAAACCAGTCCACCCAGCCACAGCTCGTGTTCCTGGACACCGAGACCACCGGCCTCGACCCGGCCCGGCATGAGATCTGGGAGATCGCCGCGATCGTCCGCCACCCGGCTGCCCAGGATCTCGAATACTGCTGGCAGATCCGGCCCGACCTGCGAACCGCCGACCCGACCGCGTTGCGGATCGCCGGGTACTACGACCGGTTCGACTACGCCGGCCGACGCATCGGGGAAGGCGCCGCGATCGAGTCTCCGGACGGGCAGTACCGCACGACCGATCATGAGGTGGCCGGACACCTCGCGACGATCCTCGACGGCGCGATCGTGGTCGGTGCGGTGCCGTGGTTCGACGAGCAGTTCCTGCGCCGATTCCTCCGTAAGAACGGGCAGGCGGCCACCAACCACTACCACCTGGTCGACGTCGAAACCCTCGCCGCCGGGTACCTGGCCGCCACGTACTGGATCGGACAGCGCGGCGGCACCTTTCAGGTGCGCGGCGACCGGCGACACATCGCGACCGCCTCCCAACCTCCATGGGACTTCGACGAACTGCTCGCCACGTTCGGCCTGACCTACGACGAACCCGACCGGCACACAGCGCTCGGCGACGCTCGTATGGTCCGCGACCTGTACGACGCGGTGGCCGGCACCGTCACCAAGGCACTGGCGGAATCGTGACCGACGAACTCGTCCCGAGCCTGCACGTCGAGGCTCTCGGCCGGAAGGTCGTGGCGGTACTGCCGGGTGGGTCTGCTGAGGACCTGCAACGGCTTACCGAGTGGGCGTGGAACCTGACCGCGCCAGCGAGCGGGGACGGGATGGGGTTCGCTGCTGCGGCGGCTGGCAGTAGCCACGAACGGAGGCCTTCTCCCTACCTCGGCCAGGGCGACCAGCAGCGTGGCCCCGTCAGGCGGTACCGGATGCCCGACCCGGTCGCTGGTGACAACCACGACCGGGTCTTCGATCCACGGCTTGTCTCCCGGGACGCGTTCGACCGGGAAACGGATCGAGGTGCCGAGGATGGCTGACGGTCGTCCCGCGCGGATCCAGCGCAAGCGCACCGCTGGGTGGCGCATGCCCGCCGGCGCGGTGTATGTCGGGCGGCCCAGCGTGTGGGGGAACCCATGGCGCGTTGGCGACAGTGCGGTCATCGAGTGGCCACTTCACAGCCAGGAGGAGCGGCGCTGCCGCGAGGTTCCCATCACACCGGACCTGGCTGTGGCGCTGTACCGGATCGCGTTCACGCCTGATGCAGCCGAGATCCGAAACGTGCTGGCGGGCAGGGACCTCGCCTGTTGGTGCCCCCTCGACCAGCCGTGCCATGCCGATGTGCTCCTGGAGCTCGCCAACGGAGGCAGTGTTGGGTAGCGAACTGCTGGCTCACGTGGTCGCTGGGCAGTGCCTGGCGACCATTGGGCGGTTGCGGCCCGCGCTCGGCTGGCTCACCGACCAGGTGGAGCCGTCGCTGGCCTCGCCGGCGTTGCGCCGGGCTGATCCTCGGTATCTGTCCGAGGCGGAGCGGTTGCGGCTGGACAGCTTGATCCGGCGGGAACGGCGAGACCGGGTGCCGTCGCGGATGGCCCGACCAGGCGAGTGGGAGGCCGGCCGCGGGCTTGGCACTGCGTCGTCTCGCGGCTTTGTTGGTGCATCCGCCGCGCCGGTCCGGGTGGGGATCCTCGCTGCCCGGGCCAGCGTCCGGGCGTTGGTGGTTGAGGCGGCTGAGGCGGTCGCGGCGGCGATCGACGTGGTGTACGTGGGCCGGTCTGGAGACGACCACTTCGTTGCGGTCACCGCGCTGGACTGGCTCACCGGTGTAGCGCGGCCGAGCACGGAGGCGGTCCGCGCCCACGCCTGGAACACAGGGCTCGACGGGTGGGCCGCGACAGCGGAACTGGAGTTCGCGAACCCGCCTCGGTGGGGGGCGCTCGACGACCTCACCGACTACGACACCGCCACCACGGTGCTGGGCCTGCTGGAACGGGCCGACCGGGTAGCACGCACTGCGGCGGGGGCACCGGACGAGGTGCGGGTGCCGGTGGATGCGCCGTGCCCAGCGTGTGGCCGGTTCCTGTTATTCGTCGAGGCGGGCTCGTCGAACGAGCGGGAGTGGTCGATCCGGTGCGGGTACACCTGGTGCCGGTGTCGTGGCGGGTCGTGCGGCTGTGGCCGGGCGGTGACGGTTCAGGGCTGGCGGCACGTGTGGCCGCGCCGGGAGTGGGCATCGCTGGAACGGGCGATGCCTCGCCGTACCGGAGGGATGCTGGTCCTGTGATCACCGTCGCGGGTGCTGCGTGGGCGACCACGGCAGAAGCGGTGGCCCAGCTGGGTGCTGCTGGCGTGTCCGCTGGGACGGTCCGGAAGTGGGCGAGCCGCGGGTTGATCCGCTCGGTACGGGTCGGTGGTGTCGCCTATTACCCGTTGGATGAGCTGGGTGATGCGGAGCACCGGACCCGTACCGAGCGGCGTGGCCGGCCCCGTCGGCGCGCCGCAGCTTGACGGAACGCCGGACGGAGGCTGTAATTGTCACGATCGTGTCAGCGGGTGATCTATGCCCGCGCGAAGCCCCGGCCCGTTACGGGCGGCGGGGCTTTTCCGTGTCGCAGCACTGGCGCGTCAGCGCATCACCGGTCCCGGAGGACGCTCTTTCGGGTCTTTGGTCCCCGCCACCAGCGTGTACGCCTCGGCCAGATTCCTGACCTCTGTAGAGCCGCCCCTGTGCGGGTCGGCGTGTCTGGCGCATCGGTCGATCGCTTCCAGAACGGCACGGCGTGCGCGAGCCTGTAGGTCCTCGGTGGACTCTCCCTCAACCATGTTCGGACCATAACGGCCCTGCGGTCTCGATTTCTCTCGAACACGCGGAAGGCGGTGAGCGTGGCGGTGGAATTGGATGTGGTCCGTGACGTGCTCGCCGACGCAGCGTCCAAGCGTCTGGGTACGCCGGTGATGGTGACCAAGTACCTCGTCGGCGCCGAGGTCGTCGACTGCGATGGGGGTAAGTCAACCCACGTGTTCGTGGATCCGGAGACCACGTACGTTGATGACCTCGGCCTGGCGAGGGTGATGGAGATCCACTGCGAAGAGCAGGTCCGTGACCGGATGCCGTGATGCCGACGGCATCGACCAGCTGCCCACGCCCAGGGTGTCCGGAACTGGTACCCCTCGGTACGGGGCCGTGCGACCGGCACCGGCAAGAGGCAGAGCAGCGCAGAGGCAGTGCGCACCGCCGTGGGTACGGCCGCCGGCACCGCAGCCGGTTCCGCCGGAAGGTGTTGGACGACCACCCGGTGTGCCAGTGCACTGCCACCGACCATGCCTGGCACCCGGCGGGGCGGTGTGACAGGTGGTCCACCCATGCCGACCATTACCCGCTCGGTCGTGACGAACTGCTGGTGCGAGGTTTGGATCCCGACGATCCGAAGCATGGGCGTGGACTGTGTGGTCGGTGCGACTCGACGCAGACCAGCGAGCGTCAGCCTGGTGGCTGGAACAAGCGGTGAGACTTGCTGCTTGACGACGTGGCTCAACAAGAGATTACGTAGCGTGATTGGTGAGTGGAACGGCCGAAGGGGTGGGGGGATACCCCCAAATGGGACATATCGGGGACCACCGGGGAGGGCGGCGCGCGTGGCCGCAACTGAACGGTTTTGCGCGGGAAAGATCAACTCTTACGGAGGGTGATCGAATCTGAGGGGGTGCGGTGGCTGATCCGCAGCGCAAGAAGCCGTACCTCCAGGTGGTGAGGGAAGGGAACCCGGGTAAGCGGCCGATCGCCGAGGGCCTGCGCCTGCCGCCGGGGGAATTGCGCGAGCCGAACTGGCAGGACGTTTTCCCTGTGGTGCGGGACAAGGATCGGCAGGCGGCGAACCGTCGGTGCCGGGAGGTCGCGCGCAGGGAGTGGCGCCGGGTGGTGCCGGTGCTGCAACAAGCTGCGGGGCTGTCGGCCGTGGATGCGGCCGCGTTGCACGACTACTGCGTCTGTGTGGCCCGTATCGACCAGTGCGAGCGGGAGCTGTCGCACAACGGTCTGCTGATGTTGGGCGAGCGGGGCTGGCAGAAGAATGGTGTGACCACGATCGTCAGCCAGTACCGGGCCCAGTACCGGGTCTATCTGCGGGAGTTCGGGCTGTCGCCGTCCGCCCGGGTGAGCATCACGCCTCCTGGGGACGGCGATGGCGGCGACGAAGACGACCCGTTCGACTGATCTTCCGGTTCCCCGCGAGGCGCTGCTTGAGCTGGGGTTGACCGAAGAGCAGATCGATGAGGCGGCCAAGGCGCGGCCGCTGGTGGTGGCGTTCCAGGCCGACAAGGTGGAAGGTGCCTACTTCGACGTCGGCCGGGTACGCCGCGCGTTGCGCGCGCTGGCGTCGTTCAAGCACACGAAAGGGCGCTGGGCGGGCTTGCCGATGCGGCTCGGTCAGGGCCTGGCGCCGTGGCAGATCGTCTGGTTCATCGCCCCCGCGTTCGGTTGGGTCGTCTTCGACGAAGAGGTCGACCAGGTCGTCCGGGTGATCCGGACCGCCTGGATCGAGGTGCCGCGTAAGAACGGCAAGTCGACGATCTCGGCGGGTGTGGCGAACGTGCTGCTGCTCGCCGACAGCGAGCCGGGCGCGGAGGTGTACGCGGCCGCCGGCGACCGGCTCCAGGCCGGCCGGGTCTTCGAAGACGCCAAGAAGATGTGCCTGACGTCGAAGGCGGCACGCCGGCGGGTCCGCGCGCTCGCGCAAGTGATCACGGTGCCGCACACCGGCAGCGTCTTCCGGGCCCTGTCGCGGATCGCCGAAGCCGCGCACGGTCTGAACGTCAGCGGCGGTGTGATCGACGAAGTGCATGTCCACAAGTCGCGGCACCTGGTGGACGCGATCGAGACCGGCACCGGTGCCCGCGCGCAGCCGCTGATCGTCTTTATTACCACCGCGGACGAGGCCCAAGAGGGCTCGATCTACGACGAGAAGCACAGCTACACCCGCAAGGTCGCAGCGGGCGTCGTCGTCGACTCGTCGCACTACGGGGTGATCTGGGCTGCGGAGGACGGCGACGATCCGTTCGCCGAGGCCACGATGCGCAAGGCCAACCCGGGGCTCGGAGTTTCCCCGACGTTGTCGTACCTGCGCAAGGAAGCCAACAAGGCCCGCGCCACGCCGTCGTACTTCCCGACCTACTGCCGGCTGCACCTCAACCGGCGGATGCGGGACAGCTCACGGCTGATCGACCTCGTCCGGTGGGATGCCTGCTCGGGAGGGCTGCCGTTGCCGAGCCTGCGGGGCCGCCGCGCATGGGGTGGCCTTGACCTGTCGGCGGTGTCTGACCTGTCGGCCTGGTGGATGGGTGTCGAGTCGACGAAGCCGGGTGTCGAGCTGGAGATGCACTGGCGGTTCTGGGTGCCGGAAGAAGTCGTGGAGGACCTGGAACGCCACCTGCAGGTGCCGCTGTCGCAGTGGATCGCCGATGGGTGGGTGGTGGCGACTGAGGGCAACGTCATCGACTACGCCGCGGTCGAGCGGCAGGTCCTGGAGGACTGCCGGGTCGTGGACATGCAACGGATCTCCTACGACCGAATGTTCGCCGGGCAGCTGGTGCAGAACGTCGATGCCGCGTTGAAGGGCTGCCAGGTGTCCCCGGTGGCGCAGACCTTCCTCGGCCAGTCGCCGGCGATCAAAGAGCTGCAGCGGCTGATGGGCCACACCGAAAAGGGGTGGACCAGGGGTCGGATGCGGGTCGGGGCGAACCCGGTGGCGCGGTGGATGGCTCTGGTCGTGGAGGCCAAAGGGGACGGGCAGGACAACTACCGGCTGGTCAAGCCGGAACGCAAGAAGAGCCAGGCCCGTATCGACGGGATCTCGGCGATGGTGACCGGCCTGGACGGGTACGTCCGCAGGCCCCGACCGAAGACGTACTACGCGTACACGGCCTGACGAGGGGAGTGGTGTGGTGTCCGCGCCCTTCATGTCGCCGGATGCTCTGCAAGCCGCCCAGACGGTGACCAGGCTCGCCGAGGAATTGCAGTTCCGGCAGTCGGACGCCGAGAAGTACGACTCCTACTACCGGACCGGCCGGGGCCGGCTGCTCGCGTTCGCGTCGAAGCAGTTCGCCGAATACTTCGACCAGCGGTACACCAAATTTTCGGACAACTGGTGCGGGGTGGTCGCCGACGCTCCCACCGAGCGGCTGGAAGTCACCGGGTTCCGGCCCCTGGGTGCCGACCAAGCGGACGATGAGACCTGGCGGGTGTGGCGGGAGAACGACGCCGACCACTTCTCTGACCAGGCGTTCCTTGAAGCAATCCTCGCGAAGCGGTCGTTCGTGCTGGTGTGGGGCAACCCCGCTGACGACGAAACTCCCCGGGTCACGTTCGAGCACCCGCGCCAGGCGATCGTCGCGTACGACCCGGAAACCAACGAGCGCCGCGCCGGTCTGAAGCTGTGGGTCGACGAGCACAACGAGCGGGAGCACTCCACCCTCTACACCCCTGAGGCGGTGTGGAAGTGGCAGCGTCAGCGGATCCAGGGTGGCCGCACGGACTCCGGCCTGTACGTGCCCGCGTCCGATGTGGGCGGGTGGGAGCCGCGGCAACCGTCCACTGACGACACGTGGCCGGTGCCGAACCCGATGGGCAAGGTGCCCCTGGTGGAGTTGCCGAACCGGCCCCGGCTGATCGGTGAACCGATTTCGGACATCGCTGGCGTGGCCGCGATGCAGGATGCGATCAACCTGATCTGGTCGTATCTGCTCAACGACGCGGACTTCACCAGCCTCCCGCAGCGGGTGGTCCTGGGTGCGGACCGGCCCAAGGTGCCCGTGCTCGACGAGAATGGCCAGGTCGTCGGCGAGAAAGACGTGCCATTGCAGAAGTTCCGCAACGACCGGATCGTCTGGCTGGAGAACCCCGAAGCGAAGATCGACCAGTGGTCGGCGGCGAACCTTCAGATGTACACCGGGGTGCTGGAGGTGTGCGTCGCCCACGTCGCGGCGCAGTCACGCACCCCGCCCCACTACCTGATGTCCCGGATCGTCAACGCGAACGCGGACACCCTGAAGACCGCCGAAACCGGCCTGGTGAAACGGTCTGAGGAGAAGACCGAATCGTTCGGACGGGGCATCCGCCACGGCGCGGAACTGATCGCGTTGGCCCAGGAGAACCCGGCGAAAGCGAAAGCGCTGCGGGCAGGCAAGGTGCTGTGGCGCGACGTGGAGATCCGGTCTGAGGCGCAGGCGATGGACGCCGCGCTCAAGGCGCGCCAGGTCGGCTACCCCCTGGAGTACATCTCCCGCAGGTGGTTGGGGATGCCACCGGATGAGGTGGCCGAGGTGCTGCGGATGATCGAGCGGGAGGCCGAGATCGACCCGATCGGCGCGCTCGCACGCCAGCCACTACCCGCCCCTATGCCGGCACCTGAACCGACCGGGGAGTGACCGGTGGCCACGGCCGACGTGGCCCGTGCCCACCAGGACGCACTCGCCGCGCTCGCGACCCAGCTGGAGCGGTACGCCGCGCGGCAGTGGCGGCACGTGGACCAGGGCGACATCGCCGGGTCGTGGGCGGTGCTGCTGGTGCCGCTGCTCGCCGAGCTCACCGCTGCCCAGGAAACAGCTGCGGCGAGCACGGAGGCGTACCTCGCCGCCGTGCTCGCCGCGCAGGGCATCACCCCGGACATCGCAGGGCTGATCAACCCGTTGGCGTTCGCTGGCATCGCCTCGGACGGGCGGTCGTTAGCGTCGCTGCTGGCGCAACCGGCCACCGTGGCGAAGGTGGCGTTGTCCCGGGGTGCCACAGTGCCCCAGGCGCTTGCCGCCGGGCAGGCCAGCGCCCGGATCATCGCCCGCCTGCAGGTGACCGACGCCGGCCGGGTCGCCGACGGGGTCGCGCTCACCGCCAGCCGGACCGTCCCCGGGTACGTGCGGATGCTCAACCCGCCCAGCTGCTCGCGGTGCGTGGTGCTCGCCGGCCGGGTCTACGAATGGAATGCGGGGTTTGACCGGCACCCGCACTGCGACTGCGTGCACGTCCCGGCGGTCGAGGATGTCACCGGGGACCTGCGCACCGACCCGCGCGGCTACTTCGACTCGCTGAGCGTCGCGGAGCAGGACCGGATCTTCACCCGGTCCGGTGCGGCGGCGATCCGGTCCGGCGCGGACATCAACAGGGTGGTCAACGCCCGCCGTGGCATGGAAACCGCGGCCCGCGCGGCCGGCGGTCGCGGCGGCCAGTTGATCCGCCGGCGGGTGTTCGGGCGGGACCTGTTCGTCACGACTGAGGCGGTTACCCGTCGCGGCGTGAACCGCCAGGTACGCCTGATGCCCGAGTCGATCTACGAGATCGCCGGCAACGACCGGGCCGAAGCGGTGCGGCTGCTCCGCACCCACGGCTACATCCGCTGACTTCCCCGCTCCGCAAGGGAACGGGGCCGACCCCGCAATGGAGTCACACCCATGTCCTACCTGGACGATGTACTGCCCGCACACCCGACGATCCGCGATCCCCGCAACGGGGAACCACTACGCGCGATCGGCGTCACCTCCCGCGGCCCCGTGTGGCCGGTGATGGGCGGTGACGGCACATCGGACGACGACACGTCCGACGACGACGCCGGTTCCGACTCGACCGGCGACGACCAGCCCGACGCAGACGACGACGGCACCGGCGGCGACACCGACCCGGACGGCGCCGACCAACTCGGCGACCCCGGCAAGAAAGCCCTCAACACCATGAAGGAGCAGCGCAACGCTGCCCGCGCCGAGGCCCGTGGGTTCCGGCAACTCGCCAACGAGTTCGGCGTGAAGACCGCAGAGGAACTGAAGAAGTTGATCAGCGGCAAGGGCAAGCCTGCCGACACCCCGGACCAGCCGGACGCCGACCAGATCCGTCGGGAGGCCCTGGCCACGGCGACGAAATCGGCCAACGAGCGGATCCTGCGCGCCGAGGTGAAGGCCGCCGCGGCGGGCAAACTCGCCGACCCGGCCGACGCGTTCCGGTTCCTCGACCTGTCCACCGTCGACGTCGACGACGACGGCACCGTGGACGCCGATCAGATCGCCGAAGCGATCGCCGACCTGATCGAGAAGAAGCCCTACCTGGCAGCGCAGAGCACCAGGAAGTGGCAGGGCGGAGCGGACAGCGGAGCCCGCAAGGGGCAGCCCAAGCCGCCGCAGTTGACCGAAGCCGATGTGAAACGCATGACGCCGGAACAGATCGTCGAGGCCCAGGAGAAGGGCCAACTCAACGACCTGCTCGGCGCTACCTGACCTGAGAGGCAACCATGGCCATCACCCGGTTCCGGCCGGAGATCTGGGCAGCTCGGCTGCTGGTCACGCTCAAAAAGTCGCTGGTGTACGCCGCCCCCCTGGTGGTCAACCGCGACTACGAGGGCGAGATCCGCGAGTCCGGCGACACTGTGAAGATCACCTCGATCTCCCGGCCTACCATCGGCACCTACGTGCCCAACGTCACCGTGATCACGCCTGAAGAGCTCACGGACGCGCAGCGCAACCTACTCATCGACCAGTCGAAATACTTCTCCTTCAAAGTGGACGACGTCGACAAGCGGCAGGCCAAGGGCAATGTGATGACCGAGGCGATGAGCGAAGCCGCGTACGCGCTGCGCGACGTCGCCGACCAGAAGGTCGCCTCGCTGTACACGGGCGTGGCCGCCGCGAACGACCTGGGCACCGTGTCGGTGACCACGCCGAGTCAGGCGTACGACCTGCTGGTCGATCTGGGCGTGCGGCTCGACGAGTCGAACGTGTCGTCCGAAGGTCGGTACGCCGTGATGCCGCCCTGGTACCACGGCATGCTGCAGAAAGACCCCCGGTTCACCTCCGTGGCGGACTCGGGAACCTCTGCGACGCTGCGCAACGGCATGGTCGGGGAGGCGGCGGGGTTCTCGATCCGCAAGTCCAACAACGCCCCGAACCCAACCGGCGACGACTACATCGTTCAGGCCGGCCATCCGATGGCGATCTCCTACGCCGAGCAGATCGTCCAAACCGAGGCGTACCGGCCTGAGAGCTCGTTCAGCGACGCGATCAAGGGCCTGCACGTCTACGGCACCAAGCTCATCCGGCCGGAGGCGATCGCGATCCTGCGGGCGTCGAAGACCTGATCGGAGGAACTGACCCATGGCTCGCACAGCCGTCAACTACCAGAACCTGGTGCCCAACGGCAGCCTCCCCGACCCGGCCGGCACCGCGCTCACCGCCGGCGTTGGCAACGGCGGGCAGATCGTCAAGGCCGAACCGGAGAAGACCGTGCTCCGCGTCGCCTGCGGCGCAACCGGCGGCAACTTCACACTGCTCAAAGGCACCTACCCGCCCGCGATCGCGTCAGTGCAGGGTGACTACACCGAGGCGCTTCTCGCCAACGCCACGGAGTGGTTGGGCCCGTTCGAATCCGGACGGTTCCTCCAGTCCGACGGATCGCTGATCTTCGAGACCACGCAGGCCATGACCGTCACCGCTTTCAAAGTGCCGAGGGGCGTCTGATGGGCTCGGGGAAGACGGCGTACTTCAAGGGCGCCGGCGGCGCCGTGTTCGAGATGCGGCTGCCGCTGCCAGAGCCGTACGCCGAGCAGGTCACCAAGGGAACCCTGCGCCGCGTCAACCCGGACGGCTCCCCGTACGTGGCACGCGACGGCGAGACCGTCGACGCCGACGTGCCGGCGGCGGTGACCGAACGACCGGCGAACTCAGCGACCAAGCCGGTGTGGGTCGGCTGGGCGGTCACCTGCGGCGCTGACCTGGAAGAGGTCGAGGGCATGACCAAGGCCGACCTGGTCGAACGGTACGGCGAGGCCAGCCCCACCCCGCCGGCCGCGTCAACCGGACAGTGAGAGGAGGGGTCGGTCGTGCCACTACCCAACCTGGCGGCCACGGCCGACCTCACCGCCCGCGGCATCACCTGGACATCGCCAGGCGAAGACACGAAGGTGACCACGTTCCTCGCCGAGGCCTCGACGGCGATCCGTGAAGCGGCTGGTGTGCCGATCCTCCAGAAGACCTCGACCGTGGTGGTCACCGGCAGCTGCGACCAATGGCTGCGGCTACCGGGCCCGCCAGTAACCGCGGTATCGGCGGTGTCGATCGACGGCACCGCGCTCGCCGTCGACGACTACAAGCTGATCGACTCGCAGCTGTGGCGGTCCGCCGGCTGGCAGCCCTGGTACGAACCGTCCCGTGCCACCGTCACCATGACCCACGGCCTGGTCGAGACCCCTCTGGACATCGTCGGCATGGTGTGCGTCCTGGTCGCCGGCGCGCTGCGGGCATCACGCGCCACTGCGGACGGCACCGGGCTCGCCCCGCCACCAGGCGACGTCATCGCCGTGGCCGTCGACGACTTCCGGGTGCAGTTCCGCCAGGACGGCGACCGCCAGGTCACCCTGTTCGAGCTGCCCGAGCGGGTCCGGACCCGGCTGCGCGCCCGGTTCGGCGGCGGCGCTCACGTCCTGGAGATGTGGTGACCTACGCCGGGTGGGCGCTCGGGATGGGCCGGCAACTCGCCGCAGAACTCTTTGTCGACCGGTGCACGATCCGGCGGGAAGCGGGCCAGTCCGAAGACCCGGACGGGCAGATCATCACGGTCTACGACCCGCTGTATGTCGACCAGCCGTGCCGGGTGCAACTGCGCGGCGCGTGGGGACAATCCCAGCGGGTCGCCGAAGCCCAGGTCGTGCTGCTGCAAGCCGAGCTGCAGCTGCCCCACACCGTGACCGGGCTGCGGGTCGGCGACCAGGTGCTCATCACCGCGGCGGCGCACGACCAGCAACTCGTCGGCCGGGAGCTGGAAATCCGCGACATCCCCGACAAGAGCCACGCGACCATGCGCCGGTACATGGTCACCGAGATCACGGGGTGACGACATGGACATCGACGTCGACACCCGGGAACTGCACAAGCTCACCGCGGATCTGCGGGCCGCTCCCGACGAGGCCCGCGACGAGGTCCGGAAGGTCACCTCCAGGGGCGCGCTCAACATCAAACGCGGCTGGCAGGAACGCTGGTCCGGACACGACCACATCCCGCACCTGCCCCGCGCGATCACCTACGACACTCGCGTCAGGGCCCACGACATCGAAGCGGAGATCGGTCCCGACAAGACCCGTCCGCAGGGACCGCTGGGAAACATCATCGAGTTCGGGACCGTCCACAACGCACCGATCCCCGGCGGCGCACCCGCGCTCGACGACGAGGAACCGAACTACCTGCACTGGCTGGGCGAGGCCATCGCGAAACCGGTGGAGGGATAGATGGCCGACGACCCGCACGTCACCGCGGCCCTCGGACTGCTCACCGCGGGGATCCCTCAACCCGCCTACGACGGCAAGGTCCCGGACCCGGTCCCCGAACCCCCGTGGCTGCTGCTCTACGCCACGGTGCGGTACGTCCGGCACGACCGGCTGCCCCGCCGCTCCCAACGCGCCGTGGTACGGCTGTACTGCCACTGTGTCGGCGGCTCAGCATCCGCCGCCCGCAAAGTCGCCGTGGCCGCGCGCGGCGTGTTGCTCGACGTCAAACCCACGGTGGAAGGCCGAAACTGCGACCGGATCGAACAAGAAGACTCGCAACCACCCAGGCCCGACGAAGCCCTCGGCCCCATGTTCATGGACCAGGTCGATGTCTACCGGTTCGACAGTGAACCTGCTTAGGGCGCGTACTTCGGATACGTGTCCAAATAGATCTTCTCCGCGAATAGCCGTAGAAGCGGTGTGATCCCGCCGTTCTTGGCGTTTTCCTCAGAGCATGCGTCGTTCAGCTCGGTCCGGAATTCGTCGGCCAGGTCGTCACTGACCGGGTTCGCGCTGTCCCTGAAGTCCTCCAAGAGGTCCCGAGACACGTCGAGTCGGTGATTCCATGACGCCAGGGCCCAGTCTTGGCATGTCGCCCGACCGACGTCGATCGTCGGCCGTGGTGGCGGTGAGTTGCTGTTCTCCACCGGCGCAGGTGTCGAGGCTCGGGGGCTGGACGTTGCTACCGGCGCTGGATCCGCACCAGGTCTGGTAGACAGCCACACCACGCCTAGGGCGACGACCGCGACTACGAGCGCGGCAACCCCCCACATCCATCGCTTCATCCGTGCACCGTACGCCCGTGCCCTCAACTCCGCGTGACCGTCCACATACGACATGGGAGGTTTCCCAGTGGCTAACCTGACCCCGACTCAGTCGAAGATCCCCGGAGTGTTGATCGCTCAGGCCAACGCATCGGCGGGTGGTGACCAGGTCAAGGCCGACGACCGGGTCACGGTGGTTATCCAGAACACGAACGCGGCGGCGGCCCGGCAAGTCACGGTCGTCGACCCGAGGAGCACCGAGTTCGGCGGGGCGCATCCGGATCCGCAGACGTCGATCCCTGCGCTGGGGTTCGCGGTGTTCGGCCCGTTTCCTGCTCGGCTCGCTGATTCGTCGGACGGCTACGTCGACTTCACGTACGACAACAACGCCGACCTGAAGATCCTCACGATCCGGGTGTGACGGCGATGACGTGGATCAGGTTGCGAGACACCACGACGGGTCACGAGTTCGACGCGAACGAACGCCTCGCCGCCGAGCTGGTGGACGGCGGCGCGGCCGAAGTCGTGCCGGATGCTCCGGAGCATCACGGCAGCGACGCCCGCCCGCCCTCTCCATCCGAGGCATTCGCCGACGCGTGGAACGCGCACGGCGGTGCTCTGCCCGCAACGACGCCGGCTGACGTAGCCGACAGCGGTTCGTCGTCCGACACCGCGGCGGACGCCCCGCCGGACGACCAGGGCGAGACCACCAAGACATCGGCGCGGGCCAGCCGGCGCCGACGCTCATCCCCACATCACGACCCGGCCGCCGCGCCGGCGAGCACCCCTGAGGAGTGACCATGACGCTGCCGATCTCAGTCACCAGCGACGGGAACGTCAAGGTGGTGTACGTCGCGGCGTTGGCCAACCCCGCCGCGCCCACCTTGGCGGAACTGACCGCACCGACGGTGCTTGATCTCACGATGTACCTGACCGGGGACGGGTGGCGTCCAAACACCGACGAGCAGTCGGTGACCGACGACCGGCTCGGTAGTCGGCAGAACTTCGAGGACCGCGGCCGGTTCATGGAGACGCTGGAAATCGCGTACGTGTACAACCCGGCGTCGCCGGCGAACGACAAGGCACGCACCACGTTGACTGTCGGCACGACCGGGTTCCTGGTGCCCAGGTGGGGTGTGGACATCGATACCCCGTTCGCCGCCGGCGACATCGTCGACGTGTATACCGTCCGGTTCGGACGCCAGCGTAAGCAGCCCGGTGAGGCGAACACGAAGCTGCGGATTGTGCAGAAGCCGTTCGTGTACGGCAAGCACTACCAGGATGTGGCGGTGGCTGCGTGACCGGCAGCCGGGTCGACAAGGTCGAGGGCCAGGACGTCAACGCGATCCTGGCGCAGGCGCAGCGCCCGACACAGCCGTACCAGCTGTGCCTGCGCGACGATTTGCGCCAGCAGCACCGCAAGTTGGAAGAGGAACTGGCCGCCGCGATGCGCGAGGCCCCCGCGACCATGGGGGAACAGGCCAAGACGCGGCGGCTCGCCGAGCAGATCCGCGACCTCGAAGAGCAGATGGATACAGAGTCCTTGCACCTGGTGGTGCAGGCGTTGCCGCCCGGCCGGTACCGGGAGCTGCTGCGGGAGCACCCGCCGCGGCAGAGCGACCCGGTCGACCGGCACCAGGGCTTCAACGTGGACAGCTTCATCCCGGAGCTGCTCAAGGAGTCGATCTCCCGGCCGACGCTGTCGGCGGCCCAGTTGCAGCAGGCGATCGCCGCGTGTTCGGACGGGCAGCTGATGGACTGGGCCGGGGCATGCATCAGCTTGAATCAGGAAGCGATGTCGGTCCCTTTCTCACCCGCCGCCTCTCGTCTGACCCAGGGTTCCGGCAGCGAGTAAAGGCGGCGGCGTCTGTCGGGGTGTCCCTGAAACGGTTCGGCGGGTGGGAACCGGAAACCGTCACCGAGTACGAGTACGACGGCGACCGGTTGGTGCGGACGGTCACCAGGGTCACCGAGCCGGAATGGGATCCGGAGCAACAGGCCCACATGATCGCGCTGACGGTGTGGCAGGCCGGCCGGTGTCCCGGGTGCGGTGAGCAGTTCGCTGAGTCCACCTCATCACTCAATGACCCGGACAACCGGGACGGCACCGGCTACTACGAGGTGCCCCCACCGACTCGCTGTCACGCGTGCACCGCGAAACACACAGCCGAGGAAGCGTTCCGCAAGGACAGCGACCGGCCGCACTCGGTGTATTTCCAGCCGGTGCTGCGACCCAGGAAGCCGAGGTGAGGCGTGGCCGAACGCAGCGTCTTCGTCCGCCTGGGCGCCCGGGTAAGCGACTACATCCGTGGCATGCGCGCGGCCGCGTCCGCCACCGAGAAGGTCAAGGACGAGACGGAGCATCTGAACCGGGCCGCTGACCCGTTGCTGCTCCGCGGGTACGGCGCGGCCCTGGCTGGCCTGCCGGCTGTGGCGTCCCCGGCTCTGGGGGCGATCGCGGCGCTCCCCGCGGCGATCTCAGCGACCGGTGCGGTCGCGGCGGTCGCCGCACCGGCGATGGCTGGGCTTGGCGACGCGATGGACGCCGCGAAGGTCGGCGGCGTCAAACTCGACCAGGCGCTGCGCGGGCTGACCCCGTCCGCGCGGTCGATCGTGGGCGAGCTCGATTCGCTACGTGGTGACCTGGCCGGGTTGGGCGACACGATCCAGGAACGGTTCTGGTCCAGGCTCAACGGGGACTTCCGCACGCTGGCGGGGTCCACGCTCCCGGCGCTGGACCGGCGGCTCGGCACCCTGTCCGGGACGCTCGGCCAGGTCGCCCACAACACGATCACGTTCCTGTCCGAAGCGGAACAGGTCGCGCAGGTCGAACGGATCCTCGACCAGACCAACCGCACCATGTTCCGCCTCAACGGCCTGGTGGAGGACGGGACCGGCCTGTGGCTGGACCTGTCCGAAGGCGGCGGCGGATTCCTCGATCGGCTGGTCGCCGACGCCGCTGACCTGGTCGCTCAACTCCGGGCGATGTTCGCGACGATGCGCCAGTCAGGGCAGCTGGACCGGCTGATGGCCACGTCAGCCGACGCCGTCGACGGTCTGCTGAACTCCCTGGCCCGTCTGCTGGGCGCGATCCTCACCGTATTCGCGTCCCCCGGCACCCAGCAGGCCACCAGGCTGCTCGTCGACGCCATCGAGGGCGTGTCGATGGCAGTGGAGCTGCTCGCGAACGGGTTCGATGCCCTGCCTGCCCCGTTGCAGACCGTGATCGCCCTGGTCGGGTTGTTGGCCGCCACCGTGATCCCCGCTACCGGCGCCATGCTGCGGATGCGCGCCTCGACGCAGGCCACGCTTGCACAGCTGGCAGCGCTGGGCCCGGTAGGGGAAACCGCGTCGAAGGGCCTGGGGAAGGTCACCGCGGTCGCCGGCCGCATCGGCGTCATCGGGCTGGCTGTCGGCGTGGTGATCGGCCTGGTGCAGTGGCTGACCGAACTGGCCGGCCCGGCCGAGGCCTCGGCCGAAGACATCTCCAAGCTGGCCGAGAGTCTGCGGAAGTTCGCAGCGACCGGCAGGATCACCGGACCGATGGCCAAGGAACTCGGCGCTGGGTTTCGGACCCTCACCCGCAACGCCCGGGAAGTCGCAGCCGCCACGGCCGAAGTGGACCGGGCGCAGGCGAACCTGCGGACCGTTGGTGTCAAGACCGCCAGGGACCTCGCCGACGAATGGTCCAAACCTGGGTGGAGCGACAAGCAGCAGGCAGCCAGCCACGCCGTACGGGAGGCTAACGAACGGCTGATCGCCGCGAACGGGAAGCTCGCCGGGTCGGTGAAAAACACCGACGCCGCGCTCGCCGAGCTCGTCGCTTCCGGTAACGCGAACACCGCGGCGTTGCTGTTCGACGACCTGCGCCAACGACTGCTTGACGCGGGCGTGCCGCAGGAGCGGATCAACGAGCTGTTCGGGGACTACCTCGGCGCTGCCTCCGCGGCGGCCTCGGCGACCTCACCGGTCGCGAAAGGGTTCGCCAGCGTAGAGCAACAGGCCCGGCTGCTCGCCGGCGGCCTGGAGGAAGCGGTCACCGCGGGCCGCACCCTGATCGACGTCTTCAACGCTCTGAACGGGGCCGCGCTGGCGTACGCGCAGGCCGAGATACAGGCGGAGGAGGCGCTCGACGCGTTGTCCGCGTCGCTGGCGGCCAACGGCGAAACGATGGACGTGAACAGCGAGAAAGGCCGCGCGAACAAGCAGGCCCTGCTCGGTGTGGTCGAGGCGGCGGCCGCCGCGGCGCAGGCCAAGTACGACGAGACGAGCAGCTTGCAGGCGGCCGAGGCTGAATACGATCGGTACATCGGCCGGCTGCGCGCGACCCTGGCGGCCGCAGGCTTCACCGAGGCCCAGATCAACGAGCTGATCGGCACGTACGCGAAGATGCCCGCCTCGATCGTCACGCGGTTCCTCACGCCCGGCCTGGGCGCCGCGCAGGCCAACGCACGGGCACTCAAGGGCACCTTGCTGTGGCTGAACGGCCGGAAGGTGTACGCGACGATCTACGTGCGGGAAAACCGGGAGTACGCGCGGGTCCCGGGTGGCACGATCCCTGCCGGGTTGAACCGGTACGGGTCTATCCACAAGGCCCGGTCAGGGCTGATGGTCACTCCGCAGTTACCCGCCGGCATCTACTCCAATGGCCCAATCGTGATGTTCGCCGAACCGGAAACCGGCGGCGAGGCTCTGATCCCTCGCCACGGCAACCCGGCCCGGTCTCGGCAGCTCGTCGACGAGACCGCGTCGTGGTACGGCGGCCAGGTGTCCTGGCCGGGCCAGCCGATGAGCGGCCAGCAGGTGCAGGTGGAGGTGACCGTGCGCCAGTTGATCGACGTGCTCGGCGCGGACACCGAGTTCGGCCGGCTCATCCGGAAGATCGTCAAGGATGAAGGCGGCGGGGACGTGCAGCAGGCGTTCGGGCGGCGGCGGTGACAGACGACGACCTGCTGCCGATCACCGGTGAGATCCTGGTCGATGGCGTGTGGACCGACATCACCGACGACGTGGTGGGCAAGGGGTCCACACACATCACCATCCGCCGCGGCCGCCTCGACCAGGCGGACGCCGCGAAGCCGTCCCGGTGTGTGCTGCGGCTGAACAACGCGTCCGGTAAGTACAGCCCGCGGTGGCCGCACTCGCCGTACTTCCGCCGGATCGGCCGCAACACCCCGCTCCGGGTGTGCGTGTGCACGGGTCTGCCCTATCTGTGGGCCGAGCGGCAGCCGACCACTGTGTCCAGCCACGGGGCGCTGACCACACCGGATCACGCGTCGCTGGACGTCACTGGGGACCTGGACATCCGGGTCGACGTGTCGGTCGCGGCGTGGTCGCCGACCGATGTCACCTTCGCGTCGAAGTGGACCGTCACCGGCGACCAGCGGGCCTGGTACCTGCGCATGTCCTCCAACGGCAAGCTCGGCCTGTCGTGGTCGTCGGACGGCACCTCCGCCACGGTGAAGCTGTACGAGTCGACGGTGAGAGTGCCGTGGTGGGTGGTCCGGCACATGCGCGTCACTCTGGATGTGGACAACGGTGCAGGCGGCCACACCGTCACCTTCTACACCTCGGTGGACGGGTCCACGTGGGTGCCGCTCGGCGACCCTGTTACCGGTACGGGCACCACCGCGGTGTTCGCGTCCACGTCGGATCTGCGCGTGGGCGGCCGCGCACCGATCACCACCCACGAAGGGGCACGGGCCCAGTGGCGCCGGTTCCAGCTCCGCAACGGCATCAACGGCCCGGTCGTCGCTGAGGCTGACGTCGCCGCGCAGGCAGTCGGCGTGGCCAGCTGGGTGGACAGTGCCGGACGTACATGGACGGTCAACACGTCGGTCGGGGCCGAGGTCACAAACCGGCGGGTCCGGTTCGTCGGCGCGGTCAAGTCCTGGCCCCAACGATGGGACGGCCACGGCGACGGCGACGGGGAAGACGCCTGGGTACCGGTCGAGGCCTACGGGGTGCTGCGCCGCCTGGAGAAGACCAGACAGCTGCGGTCGGCGCTCTACCGTGGCCTGACGTCACCAGGCCGGCCGGAACCGGTGGCGTACTGGCCGTGCGAAGAAGGCGAAGACGCCAAGTCGATCGCCCCAGCGGTCGGGAACCGCCCGATGGTGATCACCGGTGTCCCTCAGATGGCCGCGTTCACAGACCTGCCCGCCTCGGACCCGTTGCCGAAGCTCGGGAGCGCCAAGTTCACCGCGGCGATCCCGGTGTACCAGGTGGGAGACGAGACCGCGATCCGTCTGGTGATGGATGTCCCCGCCTCGGTGGGCGGTACCCGGGTGCTGACGGTGCTGCGGTGCACCGGGACGGCGCGGGACTGGCAGCTGCGCATCGACACGTCGGGCAACCTGGAACTACGGGTGTACGACGACGACGGCACCACCCTGTACAACTCGGGGTTCCTCGCCTACGCCGTCAACGCGTCGACGTTCGAGCTGAAGTTGCAGCTGGTGCAGAACGGTTCCAACATCGACTGGGCGTTCGGCACCGCCACCATCACCGACGCCGGCGAGCTCACCTTCGCCGAAACCACCGGCACGCTGAACAACCGGACAGTCGGCCGGGTCACCTCGTTCACCGTCGCCCCGAACAAGGACCTGACCGAGGTGGCGGTCGGGCACATCACCTTCGCCGCCGACAAGGACCGGTGGGACGGCTACCACGAGTCGCTGGTGGCGTGGCAGGGCGAGGCCGCCGGCCGGCGCATCGAACGGCTCTGCGCCGAGGAAGGCGTCCCGTTCGTCGGGATCGGGGACCTCAACGCCACCGCGGCGATGGGACCGCAACGCTCCGGGCAGCTGACAGCGCTGTGGCAGGAGGCCGCCGACGCCGACGGCGGACCGCTGTTCGAAACCCGGTACGAAGCCGGGCTGACGTACCGAACCCGGCAGAGCCTGTACAACCAGGTCCCGCGGCTGGAACTGGACTACTCGCAGCGGCACTTGTCACCGCCGCTGGAGCCTGATGAAGACGACGACCAGGCCGTCAACGACGTCACGGTGGAACGTCGCGGCGGATCCTCGGCACGCTCGGTCCAAGAAGCCGGGCCGCTCAATATCCAGGACCCGCAGCAAGACCCGGACGGGATCGGCCGCTATGACGAGTCGGTCAGCCTGTCGCTGGCCGCGGACTCTCAGCTGCCGTCCCAGGCCGGATGGCGCAGGCACACGGGCACGTGGGACGACGCCCGGTTCTCGGCGATCTCGGTCAGCCCCGCCCTGAACACCGACCTGACCATGGCGATCGCCGATGTCGACTGCGGCGACCGGATCACCGCCGGCAACCCGCCCGCGCCGCTGCCCCCGGACGAGATCGACGCGATCGCCCAGGGGTACGAGGAGACCACCGACGGGGTTGAGTGGGACATCACGCTCAACGCCACCCCAGGTGGGCCGTGGTGGGTGTTCGTACTGGAAGACCCGGTCCACGGCCGGCTGGACACGTCCGGTTCGTATCTCGCCCAACCGGTCACCTCGTCTACCACCACGTTCCTGGTGGCTACGGATTCCGGGAAACAGCTGTGGATCACCAGTACGGAGCGGCCGCAGAACTTCCCGTTCGCGGCGACGATGGGCGGTGAAGTGGTCAAGGTCAACAGCATCACCGGGGACACCTCACCGCAACTGTGGACCGTTGACCGCAGCCTCAACGGCGTGGCGAAGGCACACCCGGCCGGAACCAGGGTGCGGCTGGCCAGAGTGGCGGTGGCCTCGTGACCGTCGCATCCATGATCGTCGGGGCGGCCACCCCGTCCAGCGCTCGCGTCGTGACCAAGGTGTCCAGCCTGGCGAATGTCCGTCTCGCAGTGTCCACCAGCCCCGACTTGAGCTCACCGACGTATTTCGGCCCGGTCACCCCGGATGCCCAGGGCGTCGCGTCGGTGACCGCGACCGGGCTCACTGCCGACACCCGGCACTACTGGCAGATCGAACACGGCGGCGTGCTCGACAGCACGTATTCGAACGGCCGGTTCCGCACCCACCCGCCGGTCGGATCCGAGGCGTCGTACACCGTGGCGTTGTCGTCGTGTGCCGGAAGTTCACCGGACTACACAGGTGTCGGCTCCGTGCTCGCCGCGGACCGGCTCAGCAACCACCCCGTCTACGACTGGATCCGGTTACTGGACCCGTTGGTGTTCTTCCACCTCGGCGACTTGCACTACTACGACTTGTCCTCCGGTTCGCACGGCATCACCGGCGGCGCGTCCCTGGCCAACTTCAGGCGAGGATACGACGACGTCCTGGCGCAGCTGCGCCAGCACCAGCTGTACCGCGAAGTGGCGTCGGCGTACGTGTTCGACGACCACTGCTTCCTCGGCAACGACAAGCGAGGCTTGGAAGACCCGACCGGCGCAGCCAATGCCCTGACGGCGTTCCGGGAACGCTGGCCGCACTACCCACTGCCCAACCCCACAGACGGCTGCTATCAGAGCATCCAGATCGGGCGGGTGCTGTGGGTGCTGCTCGACGTCCGTTCCAAGGGCAGCGCGAACTCGGCTGTGGACAACTCGTCCAAGACGATGCTCGGCACGCTGCAGAAGGCGTGGCTACAGTCGCTGCTCGCCGCGTCGACGGCTCAGGCCCTGGTGGTGCTCGGCGGTTCGCAGTGGACAGAGACCGACCACGACGATTCGTGGTCGGCATTCCAGACCGAACGTACCGAGGTGCTCGGGATCTTCGGGACCGCTGGCGGGGGCTGGCTGTCCCGCATGACCATGGGCTACGGCGACCGGCACGCCACCCGCATCATCACCGGCCCCCAGAACACCAACGGCGGGTTCCCCATCCTCATGGCCAGCTCGCTGGACTCCACACCGTCCGCGCCGGCGTCCGGCCCCTGGCAGGACATCCCCGGCCGCGGGCAGTACGGCACCATCCGCGTCGACGACCTCGGCGGCGCCGGCATCACATTCACCCTCACCGCATACGCCGGCACCCGCCCCACGATGTGGCACTCGTTCTCCACTACGGGCTCCACCGTGATCGGCGCAGGCTCCCCGTCCCACGTCCTGGCGCTGTAGGAGGACCCAACGATGCCCTATCCGCAGTTCCGGGCCGGCATGGTCCCCACCGCCGACGAGATCGAGGCCCTCAAAGCCATCTGGGTGATCAAAGAACAGAACGAGGACCGAACCTCCACAATCTCGTTGTCCAACGACCTGGAACTGTTCCTCTTCCTGGAAGCCAACGCCCGCTACCACATCCGATGCGTGTTCCAAATGGACGGTCCCGCCGGTGGTGTTGTGGCCGGCGGCCAGGGCATCGTCACGGACTGGTCAATACCGGTCGACTCTGTTCTGACGATGCTCAAACGCACGCTCGGCCCCGATGCCGCCAGTACCGACAGGCAGAACACGAATATGCGTGTGGGCGCGCACAACGCGGCCACCGACATCACGTACGGCATAGAAGATGACGACACTTTCTGGGGCACGGCAATGGAAGAGTTCATCATCGAGACCGTCTCGGCCGGTACGATCAATTTCCGGTGGGCGCAGAAAACCAGCCACGCGACCGCTGTATCGGTCCGCTCCGGGTCCTACATCCGCGCCGAGCTGATCGGCTGACCGCCTGGATAGGCTGTGCGCGCACCGTTCGAATAACAGGAGGACCTTTGTCGCTCACGTGGGGGATGCCATTCGTCCCCGGATTCAACGCCACCTCGGGTCTATCCATCAACGCCACCAAGGGCAGCTTCGAGGCGGGAACGCTGCGGACCCTGGACTTGGACCTTCGTCTCGGCTGGGAAGGCCCGACGCCCACCGAAGCCGAGATCCTCGGCTATCTCGACACCCTGCACAATGCACTGACCGGCGACGGCTGGACCGAGGTCACGGTCCGGCAGGCCGGGAGTCCCGTCAGTCGTGAGGCTGAACCCACGCCGTAACCCCGCTCCTTCCTACTCCGAAGCGCTCCTGCCGATCGGCCGGGGCGCTTCGCTGTTCCTGGCCAACCACTCCGCTGGAGGTGCCCGACGTGGCGACACAGGCGTACTACACGTGGGACAACGCCGGGCGACCGTGGCGGCTCGCCAAGCCGATAGCCGAGCTGGCCGAGCTGGCTCGGGAGCATCCCGAGATCACGCTGGTGGGCACGATCGGCGACGAATCGCACCTGACCGATGCCACGCCCGAGGATCACACCCCGTTCAGCATCGACGAATGGCCGGTGGAGATCGGCGCGTACGTGGTGTGCGCGATCGACTTCGGCGGACCAGCGGAAGCGATCGGCGCAATGTGTCAGAAGGCGCTGCGCGAAAAGCCGGGGTTCCTTAAGTACCTGATCTGGCGCGGCCCGGTCGGCAAGACCGGTCTGCGTGACGTGCGCCGGAATTGGGCGTACCAGGAAGGGTCCGGGCACACCAGCCACGCGCACTGGTCGATCCGTACCGACTGGATCGACCGTTCGATCGGCGACTACCAACTCACGGAGGACGACATGGAACCTCGCGATCTGACCGTCTACGACCCGGGCGACCCGAGGTACGGGGTCCGCAATCAGCCGTTCCAGCCGGACTACGCCACGAACAAAACGGTGCAGCCCCGTTGGGCGTGGGAAAGGGCCTGGGCGCACTCCCACGGCGCAGACGACAAGCTGGCCAAGCGGGTCATCCCGATGCTGGAAGCCCTTGTGGCCTCGCACACCGGGTCCAGCCTGGAACAGGTGCAGGCCATGATGCGCGCCGAGCTGGACGCGGCGGCCGAGCGTGAGCGGACCGAACGCCAAGCGGAGCTGGCCGGGCTCGGTGAGCGGCTCGCGGCGACGGTGACGGAGCGGTTCGGCGCCGACGTTGGCCAGGTGATCGCGGACGAGTTCCTTGCCGCTGTCCACCAGGGCACCGCTCCGGACCAGCCGGCGGGTACAACGTGACGGTCGACATCAGTCAGCTGTCCGATCTGCTCGCACAGCTCGCAATGATCGCGGCCACGATCACGGCGGCGGCGTTGTGGATCCGGCGGCGGATGCAACGGTGGGTGAGCAGCATCGCCGCGGACGCGAAGCAGGCCGCGACGCAGCTCACCCCCAGCAACGGCCGGACCGTCGCGCAGATCACCGAGGCCACGGAAGCGCGGATGGTGGAGTTGGCCGAACGCGCGGACCAGAACCGGGACCTCGGCATGAACGCGCTGGCCGTGGCGCAGCAGGCTCTGTCGCTGGCGCAGCATGTGGATTCCCGGATGGACCGGCACCTGCTGTACGACCACCACGGCGACACCACCACGCAGGCGCCGGGTGTGAACGGAGGTGCTATCGCATGAGGCTCGCTCAGGCGTTGCTGATCATCATCGGTGTGGGACTGACCGCCGCGTCTCGCATCCCGGGGGTAGACACCCTGGCTATCGGCCTGGCGATCACGTCGCTGGGCTTCGGCCTGCCGATCCTTGCCGAGTCGGGCGGGTAACCATGCGTGCGGTGTTCGTACTCGAGTACGACGTGCCCGACGGCGCGAATCCGGGGGCGGCGGTTGCCGAGTTGGTGGGCGTGCTGCGTGACCGGGGTGTGGGCGACCCGGTCGGGTCGATCCTGCCGGGGGTGATGCATGTGGCTATCGCGGGCGCGGCGGACCGCGTCGTGAAGGTAATCAGCGGACAGGAAGGAACGGAATGCAATTGACCGGACGACACCCGGGAACCGCGCACATCGCGCAGTTCTTCACCTACGAGCACCTGCCGCCGCATTTGCAGGTGGTATCCAAGCCGTGCGCCGAACTTGCTGCCGCGATGGTCGACGCGTTGCCGGACGGTCCCGAGCTCACCGCCGGACTCCGCAAGCTCCTGGAAGCCAAGGACGCGTTCGTCCGCGCAGCCTTATCCCTCAACGACGGCTGAGCGGACCAACCGCGGCGTGGCCATCTTCCGAACGGGGAGGTTCGATGGCACCACCACGCTGGATCGTGCATCACGCTGACGCAACCACCCTGCTGCCAACCCTGCCGGCTGGCAGCGTCGACCTGGTCCTGGCCGACCCGCCGTACAACTCGGGCGGCCGCACCCCGACCGAACGGCGAGGCCAGACCGCCCGGGGCAAGTACGTGTCCGGAGACGCCGGCCACGGCCTGGCCGACTTCACTGGCGACAACCGCGACCAACACGCCTACTGCTACTGGCTGTCGCTGCTGCTCGCCGAATGCCACCGGGCCGCCCGGGACGGCGCGTCCTGTCTGATCTTCACGGACTGGGCACAGCTGCCGACCACTTCGGACGCGGTGCAGGCGGGCGGGTGGACCTGGCGCGGCATCATCCCGTGGCGCAAACCGATCAGCCGGCCGCGCCGGGATGGGTTCCGCCGGGAGTGCGAGTTCGTCCTGTGGGGATCGCGCGGCGAACCACACCGCCACCATCCACCGGTTTACCTGCCCGGCTGGGTCGAGGGCTCACAACCTCGCGGCCGAGAACGCCAGCACATCACCCAGAAACCCGTACCGGTCCTGCGTGAACTGGTGCGGGTGTGCCCGGCAGGCGGCACCGTGCTCGACCCCTGCGCCGGATCCGGGTCCACCGGCATCGCCGCGCTCGCCGAAGGACGCCGGTTCGTCGGCATCGAAACCACCGCCCACTACACCACCATCGCCCGCGAACGCCTGGCCGCGTGGCACCCCGAGGGGGAATAGCTCATGACCCTGTCCGACCGCGCTACCGCGTACCTCCGCACGCTGTGGCCGCTGCTGCTCGGCCACCTCACCGCCTGGGCCCTCACACACGTCGACGCGCTCGGCCTGCCAGTCAACAACGTCCTAGTCGCCGAGATCGTCGCGTTCGCCGCGACCGCCGTGGTGTACGCGGCCGGCCGCTGGGCCGAGGAATGCCGCAGCCGCGCCTGGTGGGCGCGCGCAGCCCGCGGCGCCGGCCGGATCCTGCTGTCACTTGGCCTGGATACCGGCGGACCCCCGGCCTACCGCACCCGGCGCGACGTCAACGCCCGTACGCCCGTGTACCACCGCGAGTAGCCTCGACATCGGACCTCCGTCCGACGACGGCCCCCGCCACCCCGTTTCGGGGCGCGGGGGCCGTTTCGCCGTATCCTGGAGTTGCCTAAGGGCAAGGGCGCAAAACGGGAACCCGGGAGCTGCGGGCACGGCGAATGCGTCTAGTCACGCCGTAGCTCTCTACCAGGAACAGACGCTCTCACGCAGCCGTTAGCACACCGGCCCCGCTGGTCTTCACGGACTGGCGGGGCCGGTCTTCGTCGTGTCTACGGCCAGTCTGACGGCGGCACGGTAGAACGTGGCGGGTTGGCCTGGAGCACCTGAACCCACGGATCGGGCTGCGGTGGCGTCCGGTCCGGCAGGGTGGCCAGGGTCATGTGTGGCATCGGGCAGAGCCAGCCGGCCAGGTAGCCCCGGGCGTCCAGGTGGGTCAGCCCGCAGTCGGTGGCCACCACCGGGCCCCGGCAGTGCGCACACGGCACCGGTTGGCCAGCGGTCACAGCGCCCACAACCACAGGGCTGCGATGGCCACCAAGCCAACGGCGAGGATCGGCCACAGCCACGGCGGTGCCGATGTCGGCACGTCGTCACATCGTCGGCGCATCTGCCCTGTCCGTTCGCAGAGACTGGAAGGCCGGCGGCCGCGCATGTGGTGGTCGAGCAGCGGTCGCCGGCCGGCGCCACGGGCCGGGACACACATGATCACCAACCCGCAGGCGCGTGGTGACAGCCTGCCGTGGAAGATCCAGAACGAGGGAGGGGTTCGCTGTCCGTGTCCGGGTGTCCGCTACCCGGCGGACACCGCCTGGACGGCGTCCCGTAGTTCGCGTGCTCGCCGGCCTGCGGGGTCACGGCGGTGGAGTTCGTCCCCGACTTCCCGGGCGACCATGAGCAGGGTGGGTAGTGATCTGCGTCGTGCGGTGAACGCGGTCAGGGCGGTGTCGAACGCGTGTTCGAGTTCACCGTTGCGGGCGGCGGTCGCTGCCAGGGTGAGGCGGGCCTCGGCCATGCGCATCGGTGCGCGTTCGGTGCCGTCCGGCGCGGTCCCGAGGCGTAGGACTTCCCGGGCGTGGTGGGCGGCCTGGTCGTCGTCGCCGACGATCCGGTACGCATCCATGGCGTAGAAGTCCCACTTGTCAGGGTCGACCACGAAGTGGTGGTCCGGGCGGTCCGGCGGCGGCACCCGGGTCAGGAGCCAGTGTCCCCGGTCCAACGCGGCACGCACACCTCGCGCGTCGCCGATCCGGGCGTACGACTTCGCCTTCTGCGCCGCGAGCTGCGCGGCGGCCAGGTGCTCGCCGACGATCCGTTGCCCGGCGTCCGCGGCCGCGATGACGTCCCGGTGCCGGTCCTGCGTCAACGCGAACCACGCGGCCATCTCCCACGCCCAGGCGGAGATCTCGCCGTTGCCCGCCTCGTTGCCGAGCTGCAGCGCTGCGCGGCGCGTGGCCTCGGCAGCCGGGCGCATCCCCAGGTCGTACTCGACGCAGCCGACCAGCAGCGCCAACCAGCCAGCGGTCACCAGCAGTTCCCGGTGCTGGCGCAACCCGACCGGGCGACGCAGCAGCCGCGCGACTTCGTGCAACCAGCGCAGCCCTTCGGCCCGCAGCCGCTGCTCAGACTGCCACCCGTACTCACAACACAGTTCGAACACCGTCACCTGCAACGCTTCGACGGTGGGCGCCGACACGTCGGACGCGCGCACCCGTTCCAGCAGTTCGGCGGTCTCCCACGGCGACACCACAGGTTCGCGCCGCGGTGGTTCCACCTCAGTCACAAGCTGGGCGAGTTTCCCACCGGCCCGCAGTGCCGTGTCGAGCGCACGCGCGGTCTCCACAGTGGGGGTTTTCTGGTCGTTCTCCAGCTCAGAGATGGTGCTTTTAGAGACGTAGGCGAGCTGGCTCAACTTCCGAAGCGAAAGTCCACGCTCGTCGCGCAGGCGGCGCAGTGTCGCGGGGAAGCGGTCATCGACCGCGGTCTGGCGTGCCATGAGCGGATCTCCCAGGGTGCATCTGGGTAGTGGCGGGGCGTCGATGCACCCGACGCCCCGTACGGCCAGTATGTCACCCGTTGTGCACCATCACGGATGGCTCCGGCGGCGGTCCTGCTGGCGGCGATGACCTACCGCTCACCATGGATACCGGCGTTCCACTTCCGCCCGGTCGAACGCTGTCGGATACGCGTGGTCGTACCTGCATGGACCCATCAAGCTGTCGCATCGTCTGGTGTGGTCGACGCCGATAGCGTGCAGCAGTTCGTGCTCGACCACGGAGATCCGCTGCCGCAGCGTGCGTTTGGCGTAGTAGTTGTTGTTCAGCCGGATCACCACTGGCTCAGTGATGTACCCGGTGCCGGGGTTGTAGGTGATGTCGGCCTGGCCGATCCAGGTGGTGGTGTACCGCCTGTCGACCACTCGGACCCGCTGGGCATACGACGAGCAGTCCGCCCCTCGGGGCCGGTACACCAACCGGATGTCGGGCACACCGTCTACCCGCTCGGTGGCGTATTTCACGCCCCACCAGTAGTCCGTGTCGTTCTCTACGCACAC